TATTACGACAGCAGCAACGCACTGCAAACGCTTGCAACAAGCATTTACGGGTTCGATGTTGCGAATCGAAAGATACGGCTTAAATACGATCAGGTCTGGCCATCGTTTACAAATCGCTGGGACGCTTGGGAAATCACCTACCTTTGCGGATTTGTAACGCTACCACCGATGGCAGTGCAAGCGATGTTGATCCTAATTGAGAAGTATTTCCTGGGGCGAGAGGCGTTGAAAGAACCTGAGTTTCGGACGTATCAGCGACTTGTGAGCAAGATGCAGCGGAGTACATATCCGTGAGTAAGTTCAAAATCAAACGACATCGAATCACATTTCAAGAGCCTGTTGCAACGCAAGACGGAACAGGTCAGCCGGTTGTTACATGGTCGAATTTCCGAACCAACGAACCAGCAGACTTTCAACCGACTGGCGGCATGGAAGCGATGCGAGGCAGACAGCTTGAAGCCGGTACGAAAGGCTTTTTCACGGTGAACTACCGAACTGGTTACACGACCAATATGCAGATCGTCCACGAGGGAACAAGTTACGGAATTTCAAACATTCAGCAGGTCGACGGGCTAAGGCGAGAAATCGAAATCATGGTGAAATCGTCATGAGCGTAGAACTCAAAATCGAGCTAAACGACCAAGCAATCCAGCAGCTCCGACGCATACCGATCTTGTTGCGTTTGGGTCCGGCTGAACGCACGCTGAAAGCGATGGCGAAGCCAATCGTGACTCGTGCAAAAGCGATTGCTCCAAGCTCAGTAAAAAGCGGCTCGCGTAAGAAGTGGGGCAAGAATAAGACAGCCAAGTTCGACCCAGCGTCGTGGGCGCAGAATGAAGCCAGAAACAACATCGGCTACGTTTTTCGCAAAGGTGAAAGCGGCGGGTATTTGGTAATCGGTGGAAAGTCACCGAATGCAAACTCACTCAACTTCGATGCTGGCAAACGACGCAAAGTTTTTTACTGGGGCAAAGACGCTGGCAAGATCAAGCGAGTCGAACCAAGCGAACGATTCATGCAAAAGGCAATGGACCAAACTAAGTCAGCTCAAGAGGCAGCAGGCTTCAGGCAAATCGAAAAAGAATTGAAGGAGATGAACCTTGGCTAAAAACTTAAGACTCGATAGCACGGTAACTATTGCCATCAGCGGAAACACCTCCACGACTTTAACGCTTGAAGGTGGTCGAATTCCGCTAGCGATACTGATTCCAGCGGCGATGACCGGCACGGCAATGACGTTTTTAGCATCGAACGACAACGCAACTTTTCGATCGGTCTACTTAGAGTCGACGCAGTATTCGCTAACGATTCCAACTGGAGCTACACGGCATATTGCACTCGACCGAAAAGCGTTTGAGGGCGTTAAATACTTGCAGTGCGTTGTAAACGGTGCAGGCGAAGCAGCAGCACGCACAATAGGAGTAATAAGCGGCGAATAATGGCAAACACTGTCGGCAAAGCATTACGGACAAAACTACTTAGCTACTCAGCGGTATCAACGCTGATCGGTGCGAGGATGTACCCGTCTGCATTGCTTCAGTCCGCAACGCTTCCGGCTGTCGTGTATACCAAGATTTCGACACAACGCGAACACTCAATGAGTGACGTTACGAAACTCGCTCACGCAACCTACCAGTTCGATTGCTACTCGCTAACCAAAGACGAAGCCGACAGCGTTTCCAAAGCGATCCAAGACAGCGGCATCGTGGCGTTTCGCGGTACTGAATCCGGAATAGTCATTTGCGGAGTTGAGATTCCAAGCGGCGAATACGACGGTGACGAATCACCAACCGACGGCAACCAAGAGCACAGATACATTACTTCGTTCGATCTTCAAATCCACTATCAGGAGGCTTAAAACATGCCAGCACTTACCTCGCCTATTACGGGCAACGGAACAACCGTTTCAGGCTTAGGCCAAACAACTTTCGTAAAGAAGGTCAGCGGAATTAACGAAAAGCTCGGCAACTTCGACATTAGCACGTTGGCAACAACGGGTTACAAGGAAATCAAGAAAACCGACTTAGCCGATACGGTGGTCGCAGTTGTCGAATGCTTCCACCTAGGGACCGCAATTGCACTCGGCACAGCAGGCACATTTACGATCACTTGGCCTGCAGCCGGAACGTTTATCGGCACCGGCTATATCTCTGACATCAAGTACCCCGATGCTGAAAATGGCGCGGCAATGATGTTGGGTTACAGCATTACGTTTGACGGACTTACAGGACCAGCTTACACGGCTGCTTAATCAAATGAAAGTTGAATTAGAAGTCCATACCGGAGTGCGATACGACGAAGTTGTCGTGTCGTTTGAACAGTGGCGAGTATTTGCGACCGGAGGCGATGGAAATCGAGTCTTGGTTGGCTATCTGTCATTCGATCCGAAAATGCCGTTGATGCTCATTTGCAACCAGCCAATGAACATCGTCGCTGAGTTGGTGCGGAAGTGCTCAGCGATCACCGGCAGGGAAGTCTTGCCACCATTTGAGATCGTCATGCCTCCAGAAATTGACAACGAAGCTGGCGAAGACGAAGAGGAAGAAGAGGACGAATCCGATGATAGTTAGTTCACTTGACGAAGTTTTGGCGATGCCACTTGGTGAATCGGTAATCGACTTTGAAGGCAAGCAGTACCGACTTCGCGAACTCAACGAAGATGAAGCGATTAAGTACGAGCTGGAACTGCAAGACAAGAAGGGCAAGTTTGACGTTACCAAAATGCGTCGAACGATGATCGCCTACTCTTGGGTCGATGCGGACGGAAAGCGAATCGTAGACGACTCGAACAAGCTCAAGACGATGCGGCGAAGCTTGGCAGGCTATTTGTATGAAGCTTGTCAAAAGCTGAACCGTTACGAGCCTGGCGAGCTAGAGGGCTTAGTAAAAAACTCCGAGGAAGCCGAAAGCTCCGACTAGCTTATCGGCTTGCATTGGAGTGGGGAATTGTCGACGTAGACGCTTGGATGCGAAAGCTACCACGCGGGACACTCGATAAGTGGCTGCAATTCGATTCGGTCGAACCGATTGGAGAGCAGCGATTACAGACGGCAGAGATAACGGCACTGTTGCACAGACTGACGGCTCACACGCTAGCCAGTTATGGCACTGAGATGAAGCCAATCAAGATCGATGGATACATGCCACCGCGATACAGACCGGAAGAATCAGAAACACCTAAAAAGAGATCGAAGCCGGAAGATGACTTTACGCAAGTTGCAGCAGCGTTCGGACTCGGAAAGGTAATAGCTAAGTATGGCCGGAACAATCAATCTCGCTAACGTTGCACTCGGTTTTGATGCAAGCAAGATCACGCGTGGAGTTGACTTGACTGCTGGCGAAATGCGGAAGATGAATCAGATTTTCAAGGATTCGATTTCTCCAGTCGATCGCTACAACGCTGACTTAGCTATTTTGGAAAAGGCTCACAAGTCTGGTGCAGTTAGTGCAGATCGAATGCGGCAAGCTATGGCAAGCATGCAAGACAAGTACAAGCAAGGAGCGGTTGCACCGGGCAGTTCGGCAATCGCTGGAGACTTAAAAAGCACTCTTGCGCAATACGCTGGAGCAGCAGCCGTATTCGCTGGAGTCAAACAAAGTCTAAGCCTGGCAGCAACAGCCGAAAGCAACAAAATATCGCTGGAAGTGCTAACTGGCTCGGTTGATAAAGCAAAAAATCTGTTCCAAGGTTTTATTGACTTAGACCGAAGCTCACCGCTATCACGTTCCGACTTTTCGAGAGCATCGCAAACGCTTATCGGCTACGGATTCGCTGCTGAATCGACATTACCGGCACTAAAGCAGCTCAGCGAAATATCCATAGGCAACGCAGACCGTTTCCAATCGCTTTCCCTGGCATTTGGGCAGGTCACTGCAAACGGTCGACTGATGGGCCAAGAAGTATTGCAGATGGTCAACGCGGGCTTCAATCCATTGCAAGAGATCAGCCGAACGACAGGCCGAAGCATGATTGAACTGAAAAAAGCGATGGAGGACGGTGCGATTTCATCAAGCATGGTCGAAGATGCTTTGAATTCGGCAACGTCCGAAGGCGGGCGATTCTACGACATGAACGAACGTCTAAAAAACTCGGCTGCTGGTCAGTACGCGAAGATGAAAAGCGACGTAGAGCTGCTGGCAACGGAAATAGGCACAAACCTATTGCCATCCGCCAAAGCGTTTATGGACCTGATGAATGCGGGCAGTACAGGCGGCGGTCAAGGTTTTCTAGCGCAAAGTGCAGGCGCGTTTTCAACAAGCATAGCGGCACTGCAAGACGCTTTCACGAACCTCGATGGCAACTCGCAGGGAACCGCACTAGCAGACGACGAGATGCGGCGAATAAACCTCGGCGCTCAGCAAGACATACGAAACCTAAACAATACTGCTGCACAAAAAAAACTGAACGAGGAAGCAGACAAGAAAATTGCCGAACGTGCTAGAAAAACACGCGACGACTCGGAAGCCATAGCCAAGAAACAACGGGAAGCTGATGAAGAAAAGAAGCGAAATGCAAAAGAGATCGACGACGACGCGAAAAAAGCCATAAAAGAAGAAGAAAAGCGAATTGAGAAGCTCAGCAAGTCATTCGAAGACGCACACAACAAACGATTGAAAGAGGCGGAAGAGCTAGGCAAAGCAACGCTCACACCACTCCAAGAATACGAAGCTGAACTAAAGAGGATTGACGAGCTTGCGTCATACGGTGCAATCAGTGATTCCCTTGCGGAGCGTGGCAAAGACAAGGCAGGCGCTAAGCTGATAGGACAAGGAAACGATGCTGAAAAGCAGCAAGACCCGCTCAATATCTCGCAAACGATAGCCCCAGCACTCAAAGCAGGAAGCGTAGAAGCGTACAAATTCATGCTTCAGCAAAAGGACAAACTGTACGAAGCGGCTCAAGAGCAAAAGGAAGTATCAACGCAAACGCTGGACATTGCAAAGCAGCAACTGACAGCAATCCAGGCGATTCCCAAAATAGGCACGAGGCGATAAATGGCATCAGCAATCGTTGGCGAAATGCGACAGGGGCAAGCTGGCATAAAAAAAGGCAGTGGCGTTACGCTCACCTATACATCCACTTGGCATTTCTTGGTTGTTACCGACGACAAATACACGCAACGCGAAGAGGTTCTATTCTTCACTCCAGGCCTTCCAACAGTAGGCTTGATCTATGGACTGATACAGGCAATCTGCACAGGCATTGATGCAACACGACGCAAAGACAATCCGATTTATTGGGATGTGACTTGTACGTTTGACACTGGCAGCGAATCACAAAAACAATCGGCAAGCGATCCGGACAGCGTTGATCCAACAACATGGATACCAGTATTCGTAGTCGATTCGTTCGAGACTCGCGATAAAGTTCTGAAAACGGACTTTTCTCCAACTCCAAAAAAGTGTGTCAACTCAGCTAAAACACCATTCGCTGATCCGCTAGTCGTCGCTGAATCGCTTTGCTCTTTTGCGTTTACTCAATTCGAGGATGTTTCGCTAACGCTCAACGCAATACTGGATCGCAACGAGACGGTGAACGAAACAGAGTTCGCAAACTATCCGGCCAGGACGCTCAAACTAAACGTGACTAAAGCTGAGCAAGGTTACTTCGTCAATGTCCCCGCATGGCGTATGGAGTACCGAATGACATACGACCGAAGCACATGGGACGAGGACAGGCTAGACGTTGGGCCAACGGTGCTAACTGGCGAAAGTTGTATCGACTTGAAAAACAAATTCAAGATCGTCGGCAACCTTAACGGTTCGGGCGTGCAAACTTATAGCGATCCGTCGACGCTGACGTTTATGCCGAGGCGGCAACTTGAGTTCGCTGACTTCATAAGGACTTCGTAAATGGCCGAAGAAGTCTACGGGTTTAACTCAGGCGACACCGACAGCCTGTTGCGAATGATTGGAAAGACTCCAGCCGTACAAAACGCGATGGCATCCGATGACGCAACGCGATTGGTGCTGGCTTACACAGCAGCGGGAGCAACTGCACGCAGCGGGACAACGCTAGGCAAGGGTACTGCCGTGATGTACTACCTTGCCGACTCTGGCACTGACCGAATATTGACAGCAGCAACTTACACGACGGCAGTGGACTTTTATAATCTAGCAACAACGACGGTTGGTACAGCAAGGTACATCATGATGCTTCGTCTTGGAAACGACTACATTTGTGTTTGGGAGGAGTGCTAAGTGGCGTGCCGAAAACACACGCCTGGCGTGCCGTGTTGCGCAGCCCCAAATTGCACAACTCTCTGCGCCCCCTACATACCGACACCAGCTTGGCCAATCGAAGTCTTAGGCCAAACATTTAACTTGACGCAACACCCCACAAGCAAATGCACCTATCAAGGGGAAGCGTGTTGGCTTAGTTCGGTGGTAGAGGAAGCGGCATGGTCGCTTAGCTACGGCTGGGAAGATGGAGATCCAGGTTGGGAGACGCTTCCGTCTAATCCTTGCGTTTCTGGTTGCAATGGATTGACTTACGATGTCATTCAAGTGCAGACGCATTACAGAGCTAGTATGAAGCGATTTAGCCAGACGCGATTTACGGCGCTTGTGATAATTGGTCCAGTAACAACAAGCGGAACACTCCTCAAAGTCACGGTAGTCCACGAATACAACAAAAGATACTTTCATGGTGCTGCACAAACAGCGAGAACGCGATACAGACTTTCAGAGGGGACTTGCCCAAGCGGTCCCACTGCGGGAACTTGGGTAAACGGTTCGGCACCATCAATGCCAACAGTCGACGTGCCGTCGTTTTTCGATGACTGTTTTGGCGGACTAAACAACTCGTTCAGCACGTGTCCGTTTTCACTAGGCTCGGTAATCACTCCCACAACATGGGGAACTTTTAATGTTGCTTATCGTAGACTTTCAACGTCTGGAACGTGTGCAGTTGTTTCGACGAATGTTGCCGTACCAGACGACATCGCGGTTAAAAAATCGACAGGACTACCACCGTCAATTACTTCGTGGGTTCCATGCGATGATCTGTTGTTTCCAACTGTTTTCTTGTGCGATTCCCAAACTGTCAGGACTAGAACATATGTGTCGGCAGAGTTTGAGTGCAGCGCAATCCCAGCAAGCATTGTGTGTGACTCAGGGCTATCGACAGGCCCAACGATAACCACATCCACCAGTTGCGGAACAGCAACGATAGATACCGTAATCCCAAGCTTGCCCGGCACTGTAACAGTGACGCTATGAGTTTGACAATCATCAAGTGCGAAAAGTGCGGGCGAGTGGTCTGCAATGCATGCTACTGCGAATGGACTCCCGGTAGCGTTGTTACGATTCCGAGCACTGCGAAGCCGTTTGATCCGATTCTCGAATTGTTCCACGAGTTATGGAACGAACTGCATACCGAAGTCCGAACCAAAGAGCAGTTCGAAAACTGGGTTGCGCGGGTGCCGTCATTCGGTTGCGGGTGTGCGAGCTGGCTTCGTGACTACATTACAGCCAATCCACCGACCGACGATCTGCAAGTCTACGGCTTTTGTCTTCACAACGTAGTTAATGCTAAGCTTGGCAAACCGGAATTTAGTTTGGTTGAGTTTGAGGAAAAGTATGGGACAGTGTGATACTCTGTGCGCCGCGCGATTAAAAACCTTTGGATTACCTGCTTTTTTCGCATGTAATCAATTCCCCCCGCCTCCATCCCCTAGACCACGTTTTCACACGAAAGCGTGGTTTTTTATTGGCCTTTCGGTGTTTTCTTCCCTCGCTTTCCTTTCAAGTTAGCGGGCTTCTGTGCTACCTTTTGCGCCGCGCCGTTGACTGCTCTTTGCCACTCTTTTTCAAAGACCATCAGATAGCTTTCCTTGGCAACCTCCTCAGTGTTTCCGAGCCATGCACATGCCGCCGGCGTTCCAAACTCCAGTTGCAATTCTGTTTGCCGACTCGCTCTCATTGAATGAAATAGCCTTGGCCACGGATCGACGCTTGCCTCATTTAGTCGCTTCAGAAAATGCGTCCTTAAATTCGCGTTAGCCCATCCGCTTGCGGTGTCAGCCGCTTTTCGGTATGCAGGCTTATCAATAACGTATTCGTTAATTCGGGGTAGGTCTGCAATTGCCCTACGAACTTCTGGAAGCGACTGCAAATTGTTGGTTCGCATGAATTCCGCCTGCTGGTCGAAACTTGCCGCAATTGTCCTCAAGCTTTCCGCAAAAGAGGCGATTTCGTCTGGTTTAGTTGGAATTGAATCTGTGTATCTAGCCATGATTCAAAAACTTTACGGACATTTTTCATAGTCCGCAAGTGCATAGCCAGTAACAATTTGCGAAAAAAACCAGGCTTCTATAGCTGACTAATTACGGGTAAAAATCTGTATTGTTGTTGACATAGGCCCGATTTACCGCTATCTTTTGGTGCATCGGAAGTGCGACTGGATTAAACGGCTACGGAATGGCGATATACCAAGACGTAGGCATTAATACCAAATGGACATCACAACACGATTTTTAGCGGAAATGTTGGCAATGGTTCACAGCCGAAAAGCAAAAGTGGTAGTGAAGCAAAAGATGATCGCGGCTAGTTGTTTGCAATGCGGTAACGCCGCTGTTCATGGTCATCGCGGACTGTGCGAATACCACTACGGGCAGTTTATCAACGCTCGCAACGCGGATGAGCGAGTTGTAATGGCGAAGACTGCGAAGCAACAACAAGACGCAAAGAAAAAGTTTGATGATCAACAAGTTGAAGCTGGTCGCATACTTGCTAGTCGACGCGGAAAGCATCCAAAGACACCAAACCCATTTAAAGTAAGGATAGCTTAGTCATGTTGTACGAAAGATTGCACAGAGACGAGCGATGGATTTACACTATTCGCACAAAGCATGATATGGCTGTTTTCTATGTTGGTTGCTGTACTCTTCCAGGTAACCGGGTTGCCGTTCATAGGCACGGAAAGAGACCAGTCAGTCGAAAGATACAAGAGTACGAATCGGCAAGTATTGAACTGATAACCGTTTTTGAAGAGCGCATTCTTCCATCTAGCGGTCGTTATGCTCACTGCGTTGAGGACGAATACATCAAGGGCTACGCAAGGCTTGTAGGTGATCGCCTAATGAATGTCATGGGTAACAACTCAAAGCATCGATCTGGTTTTGTTTTTGCTGAAAACATAAACGAGCCAGTTAAGAAAAACGCTAAGCGTCCTGGCCGCCCTGCTGTTCATCCTGGGACTATTGCAGCAAGGGCCGCATCGTGACAGCACAACACGAAATATGCCCATCCTGTCGAGTCAAGCTGCAACGCAAACTGGCAGACGCTCTCGGTATCGACTTAGCTGGCAAGATCAATTGGCAAGAGGAAGCCAAGCCGCTTTGGGTTGGTTCGGTTGAGGCTGCAAGGTTGCTTGGTATTACGACTAAGACGCTGGGCGAGTGGCGAACGGCTGGCAAGCTAAAAGTTGAAGCCAAGAAGATTGAATGCAAGTGGATGTATCGGTACGCGGATTTAGAAAAGTAGCGAGTCAAACCACGTTCCGTTGCCTACACGAAGTGGGGACGACGGATTGTCGACGGAGCGTGGTTTGGTGCGTTAAACGAAATAAACGAAAGTGAGAAAAAACATGACGAGTCAAGAGCGAGAAAAACTATCAACCGAACTTGAACAAGAGATTGGTGAGTTGCTGCGGAAGAAAAACGTTTTGCTTGACGGCTACATGTTACGCGAAGTCGAGTCGATCGCTTCCAAACTGGCGTTCGATGCGGTTGAAAAGAAACACAAGGACTTGTTGGTTACACGGTAGCGGAATGCCGTGTGATGATTGCTGTTCCCCCCCCAGGCTGCGTGGCTTGGGGGGGGTTTTGATTCACTACAAATGCAAAGGATTGCACCGTGTTTTTACTCGAAACGGAATTTACCAAGCCGATCATCCTAGCTACATGGCTGGACGTTGAAAGGCACCCATTGTTTTCGATTGCAAACGTGTTTGAACGGTTACCTTTTGGTTGGCAGGCTATTTGAAAGGAGTCGGTAATGCGCTATTACGAGATACTTTGCTTTTGGTACAAGTTGACCCGCGTCTCGCAAAAGCTTCCTGCTAAAAGCCACAAGTTTTTCGCATGCACTGGAACGGATGCAGAGACGATTGGACGGTTTGATGACAGCGTTACGCGGATTGGCTATGCAACGATTTATCCAGGCCAAACGTCTCAAGAAGTGTTCGGGCTTTATCAGGATCAATTGCGAGATGATGCCGACCGACTTGGCTTCCAATCGCTGATAGTTGTCGCGATCGGCAAACGGGAATACGACTCACTTCGACGGGTTGAAATGGCGGCTATGGACGAGTTTTGGGAAGCGTTGGCGGAACCGGCTTACAGTGGGAAAAGGATGGTGAAACGATGAGGTGTTTAAAGTGTTTTTATGATAACGAAAGGAAGAATTATTATGGGGAAAATAGTGATGCCTCGGCCAAGGCAGATTTGACAGGGCAATCTCTTTCGCACATGTACAGGCGAGACAAAAACCGATCTATCGAAAGGAGATTGTTTTCTGCTGGTAAATATGAATACAGGCTTATCGAAAACACGGAGTCGATTTCATGAGGCCAAGCATCGCACCAAAAAACAAATACGGTAACAAGCCGACTGTTGTCGACGGCATCAAATTTAGCAGCAAAAAAGAAGCATCACGCTACGGGCAACTGAAGCTATTGCAACGTGGCGGCAAGATAAGCGAACTGCGATTGCAACCAAAGTTCGACATCGTTGTTTGCGGTGCAAAGATTTGCCGATATATCGCGGATTTTGAGTACGTCGAAAACGGATTGGTAGTCGTTGAGGACGTTAAATCGACTACGACAAAGACGCCGGTTT